ATGTGAGGGTTCAGTAAATCAGTAGCAGTTTGACGTGCACGATTTTTTGAATATCCCGCTCTTCGTGCTGCTTCGGCAGCGGAACATTCTCCGAGTAAAACTTTGTGAACGTATTCATAAACAAAAATCATTTGCTTAGGCGTTAGTTTTTGTTTTAGTCTTCTATCTTCAGGATTAATTAATTTTTTAATAGTACTCATAGTTACGTTTTCCAAGAGGTTCTTCAGGCTCATCATCATACAATGAAATGAAGCTTCCCTGTCTATATCTTAACAGTGCTAAGGTAGTGGCGTCAACAAGATCATCATGCTCTCCATAAGGGAAAGCGGCGCACTCTTCTTGTACTTCTTCAGCCCAATCCATGTCAGGTCTCCAAACATGCCCTGCTTCAAAGATAGGAGCAACAGAATTTAATCTAACATGTTTATCCATACCACGGTTTGGAGAAAAAGCTGTAGCGTACACACCAAATCGCCGTAGCTCCTGTATCAAGGGTGTCCCTGAAGCTTTAGCTTCAATCATGACAGCATCAGGATTATAGAGACGTAGTTCTTCTTTTGCCACTTGTTTGAGCTCAGGAAAGTCCCAACGACCTTTTCGAGCGTTTAACAAAATTAAATGTGTTTCATTTCCTTCATCAGGATAGAAAACTCCCCAAGTTGTAATAGCTGAGTAGTCAGCAGACTCTTTTTTTGAAAATGCTGTATCATAACTTTGAATTTTAAAAGCACATTCAGGTGGATCTTCCTTTTCCCATATATTCCACCATTCACGTTTGATGATACTTGTACCATCATGTGTAGGATTTTGTTGCCATTGTGCACTCCACTTGGTTGGAACAAGAGAAGCTTTCACTTTATCAAGTTCTTCTAGCTTCCAATACTGAGGCCAGATAGGTTTTCTTTTTTCTTCTTCATCATCGTCTAAAATTGCCGGGAATTCTATGACATCCCACTTATCTGCTTTTAGATCTCCCATCTTTTTGATCAATTGACCAGTTAGATCCTTGTCAGACCATCGAGTCATTACGATTACAATACTTCCACCTGGTTGCATACGCTGTCTAGGTCCTGATGTGTACCATTCGTAAGCGTTATCCATGGCTGTTTCCGACAAAGCATCTTGTTCACTATGTGGATCATCGATAATTAGTAGGTCAGCACCACGACCAGTGATTGCACCACCCACACCTGCTGCGTAATACTCACCTCCAAGGTTAGTTTCCCATCTTCCCGCCGCCTGATTATCAGTTCTCAAGGTAACATTAGGGAATATTCCCTTATATTCTTTGGTATTCATCAAGTTTCTTACTTTTCTACCAAATCTTATCGCTAATTCACCTGTGTGAGTCGCTTGAATAATTTTTAGCCGGGGATTTTGCCCCATCATCCATGCCGGGAATAAAAATGAGGCGAATTCACTTTTTGTATGACGTGGGGGCATGTTCACAATCAATCTTTTGTTCTTACCTGTCATAAAATCTTGAAGTTTTTGTGCAATCTTGATGTGATGTGGTCCTTCTACAAATTCAGGCCAGACTGATTTTACAAATCTCATGAAATTTCCACGTGCATGCTCTTGTTCTACCTTCCTTCTAAGCAATACCATTGCCTTTAGTTGGTTTGAATCAAGGTTTGAATAGTCTATACGCATATTTTGCTCCTATAGTGTGTGTATGTTGCCAGGACAAGGCCAGCGCCATGCGAACCGGGCGGCGATTTTTGGGGGTCGGTCAACGATTTTCGTGGCTCTCGGACCGTTCGGTCTAAGTACCTAAGGTCCATTGTTGCATAATCTATATTATTGGTCACCCCAACGCTATATTTATCAACGTTTTTAGCGTTTCGTGAATTATATGCTCTATATCTAGTGGTATTCATGCAAAATTTCGCTGATCGTGGTCCATGGTTTCCCCACGTGGACCGTGCAAATTGGTGCAAACTCGCCATTTTCTGCCAAAAAGTCGATATCTTTGGATCTATACAGAAAAAACGCTCTCTCTTTGACAGAGCGTTGCAAGATAAACAATCCGTTCATAATCTGTTTGTATTTATGATGAAACGCTCTCTGGTGAGGTCTTAAAGAGTGCAACAATCTAGAACGTTCACAAGCCTTACATTCAACGAACAAACTACGTCCATATTTATTAAATAATATTAGATCTGGAAATCCGTTAATTGTAGATGTTTCAATGCGAATTGGGTTAAAATCAGATAACTTTTCTTTAACCATTTTATATAAATTTCTTTCAACACTCATAAAAAATATACCGTGTCACTTTACAGATTATTTTACAAATTGGTACTAGTGTTTTTTCGACAACTTCTTTAAAAATAATCAATTTTGAAAAAGGTTCTAATTGCCTAGAGGCACACACTAGACACACTTCTTAAAATGACAAGTGTGATAGGTAAAACCCATATAAATAAAGCTAAAACACAAAAGCGGACACTATCACACTTCTTTTTTATTTTTTTTTATTTTTATTTTTATTTTTTCAAAAAACTACTAGTACTGTGTCATCTGTGTCGTTCGTACTTTGTTCGTTCGTATTCTGTTCACGATCCACGGTCCTTGTCGCAATTTGCAATAAAATATCATAAATCTCCAAAATCAAAATAGCCTTTAAACCCATTTTAAGAGCCATAGAGCATATAATAAATTATCATATAAAATCATACACGGAACCTTTTAAAACGCTCTAAAAACGCAAAAAAATGCCTGTGGATAACTCAACCATAAGTAATAATTTATGACCATTTTTTTATCATTTTTATCTTTTTTTATTAGGTAATATCTCAATTTATGATATAAATAACACAATGAAAACGAATCAGACTCTAGAAACCGCACTAGAAAAAAATAAGCCAAGCGCCTCTTTTGAGGGTAGGTCTAATGCTGACGATATTCTAGTCATCGGGTCTAGGGTGCTAAAACACTAAAAGAATTCAGTTTCTTGGGTCCTCTGGGCTCGGTGGATTGCTAGGGTTGGGCATTACATATTCGCCCCCTAGTGCGAGAATAGGTCAACAAGTAAGACTAAGTTCTTAGGGCAAAGGGCTCAATCGGTGACACCGATAAGGAAACAGTCAAACAGAAAATATCCTTATGTATTTTTGATAGGGCTACTCAGTTAGCCTTATCATGAATGCATAAAGCATTCATATAATAGCAATAGGAGGCTATATCATGAAAAAACATACAATCACACTTAATCAAGATCAAATCGAATACTTAAATGATTTATTGTTAGCTGAGGCTGAAACAAGAGAGCCTAGCGAAGATAACTACAATATCGGTGATCATGATTTTGAGCAATTGAGTCATAAAATTCGCTCTAAAACAGAGCGATATGCTAGAGTAAAAGCTGAAGTTTTACTTAAAGCACAACAATAAGTATTTTTGATTACTCGATTATGAGTAATCATGAATATTTATCAATATTCAGGAAAGAGAGAAAAACAATGGAAACTGTATCACTTCTTAAATTACAACAATTAATCAATAAAGCTAAATATGTTTATAGCTTTAGCCATGCGCTTGATTGTTCAGTAGAAGTAAAAAAAGGGCACATAAAAGAGATCGTAAAAACTCAATTATGTAATACAAGCATCGACCCAAACGGTGATTATTGTCTAGTAGAAGTAGACGATGATGAACTTTGGATTGATCAGTTATAAGTATTTTTGATTACTCGCTCTGAGTAATCATGAATATTTATATATTCAGGAAAGAGAGAAAAACAATGGACTATTTAAGATACACTTTAGAAACATATCCGACCGATTTTCACGGTCCTTTTACCGTGATCAGAGACAACGACTTTGATCGCTACTTAGAAATAAGTCACGAAAAGGGTTGGGGATCATTTAGTGCTGACGAACCTTATGAAGCTTATCGCTTTGTAAGTGAGGGTCAGTTAGAAATCGCTAAATGGTGGACTAGACGCTTTAATGAAGGCAATTTTGATCATTCACCTTTTGATCAAAAAAGAGATCAAAGCCACACACACGCAACCCTAAGAGGGTTAAGATAAGTATTTTTGAAAGCCTCTCAGTGGGCTTTCATGAATATTTATTAATATTCAGAAAAGGAGCAAAAAATGCAAATCAAATTGGTGAACAAAAACCAAAAACTAACGCCTAATAACTTAGGCACACATTCTGGGAGCTTATCTAATTGGTTCGCTTCCAAAACTTGGTATCCGTATGACGCTTTAACTATTGGCAACGGAGCCACTATTTATTTATGGTCTGACCGTCATGGTGGGACTTTAGTAAAAATTCACACTTATAAAAACGGAAGACGTTTTATTGAGGTCCAGAGAGATCACTATAAACGCAACGAAAAAAATGAGTGGGTTTTTACTCGTGATCCAGAGGGTTCTCTTGAACACGCTGAGGTTATTGATATCGAGACCGAAGACGGTCAAAAAGGCTTTATCTTGGAGCCTAGATATTACAACCCTACGACCAAGCGTTTCAATGTTGATCGACACGCTAATCGTATTAGCCTAGGTAAACGGTCCGAGTATGAGGACCCACACTTTTAATAAGTATTTTTGAAAGTCCGATCTTGGGCTTTCATGAATACTTAATTGTATTCAATGGGCTAGGGCAGTGCCTAGGTAAAAAGAAGCGAACCTTGTGTTTAAACCTAAAACTGTCCACAACAAACAAAAGGAGATCAAAATGAACAAAACAAATACATATTACTTAAATACGACTAAAAGCTTAAGAAAAGAGCAACACCATAATCCAAACGGATTGTTCACTGTTTATTATTCTTATGCGACCCCTGTGGCTTTTTCTGTAAACGGTGCAACAATCGTTTCAGAAAATGTCTGGTCCAGAACCACAGGTAAACACTTAACTCAAATTGACGGTGGAGATAAAGAAGCAAGAATTCCACATGACGAGTTTGAGAAGTTATACAATAAAGCAAGAGAAGTTCTCTACAAAGCTAGGGAGATCCTTTATGTATAGAAAACCAAAAGGAGAAATTATAGTAGATCGGTTTATTATCGGTCTACTTGTGTTCAAAGCAATTTATATTGTTTATGGATTTTTATTTATTTTATAGGAGAACTAATGACACAATACGAAGCAGTAGGACTCTGTGAGGGTTTCATAGAGTGCGATGACGAAAACAGAATAATTGAAGCTTGGCAATATTTAATTGATACAGGCTTGGCTTGGAGTCTTCAAGGAAGCTTTGGAAGATTTGCAAGTGATTTAATAGAACAAGGTATTTGTTCCAATGAGAACTCACCCTTGTAATCCACGAAACACGGTCCACGATAAACGGTCCGTGTCTAGGTTCACGAGTTGAAAGAACCTACTGATGAGAAACTCAACGATCAAGGTATGCGTGGTCCTATCCACATTACTTATGTAAGAGGTACATCGCTTAATCCTCGTCACAAGTGGACGATGTGCGAGGTTCCTTGATCACCAAAAAAGGAGAGCAAAATGACTAAATCAATAACAGTAAAAATAGTAAATGTTTACGGTAATGAGAGAATTTATCCTGTGTGCGATATCGCTCACAGTTTTTCTTTTATTGCGAATACGAAAACATTAAGCAGAGCAGATATCAAACACATCAAAGATATAGGCTTTGAGATCGTGGTCGAGAGACCAACATTATAGGAGACTAAAAGACTATGGCAGATCATATAACGACTCTAGTCGAGGTTTACAACCGTTGGCTAGATAATAACGATATCAAGGATAGAGGTTCAGCGAGTGAAATATTATTCGGATATGAGCCTTTAACCGATTATCAAAAAGAATGGCTTAAACGTTTTATTGACGTTTGGGAAATAGCGAAAGATCAAGAACAAAGGAGAATATAAATGGCAGATCATATAACCAAGCTAACAGAGATTTATATCCGTTGGCTAGACAAAGAAGAGAATAAAAACGTAGACAGAGGGTCAGCAGATGACGTTTTGTATGACGATCTTTTTACGAACTCTTTAACAAAAGAACAGAGAAAATACATCACACGTTTTTGTGATCTCTGGGACGAAGCAGTGGAGCACGAACAAGCGCTCCCTCTTTTAATTGAGCAAATCAATCAAGAAAAACAAAGAGCAAAAGAGGACGCTCTTTATGACATCAAGAGGGAATATGAAAAATAATATACATTTTCTAAGACTCCGATTTGGGGTCTTGGACAATGTGTAAACATTGTAGTGGATTGGTTTTAGAGGTAGCCTCTAGTTTATCTCAACCACTTAAAAAAAAGCAAACTTAACTCGCAAGTCGATTTTTTGAGAGTTTTTTACGATTTTAAATAAAAACAAAATTCTCACTTTCAGTGTTGAAAAAAATAAAACAGGACTGATAAAATAATTAGTTGAAAAAAAAATAAAACTAACAATAAATATTATAAGAAACTGAAAAAAAAATTTGAATTTTTTAAAGATGTTTCGATATTATAAATAAGGAAATAAAGAAAGACCTGACACTAAACAAATTGCAAGTTGTTTAGCGACCTTCTGACTGAATAATGTCTTTAAGTCAGAGGCATAAGGTGTAAGGCTCAAGAAGTATGGACAAATGTCTGAGGGCTTGAGAGATAGGCACAAGTAGATGGAGAAACAGTTCATCTGACCTACCGAAAGTTGTGGGTGAAAAAACTAGCCCCACGAAGGTCTTCAGGTCTTTCTTCGTTTCAATAAAGGAGGTTCTATAATGTTAGTTATAGTTCTAGACCCATGGTAGCCCCTAGGGGCTACTTTTTTTCATTAATAATTATATTAGACTTTTTAGATATAATATTATAACAATAGATAATTAAAGGAGAGAAAGAATGACTGAACAACAGAAAAGACGAATGACCGTTGGTAGAAATATTCAATACAGGACCAACGATCCACGAGTCACGCTCGAAAGAATACGAGAGCAACAGGGCTATCTACTTTTAGATTTCAGCCATAAAAAATATCTGGGTAAAGAAACTTTAAAAGTAAAGATAGACGGAATGGACAGACGTTTTTATGAGCGTCATTTATTCGAAAGGAAACTAAATAATGAAAATAAGTAAAACAAACTTAGCCATTGAGCGCCATAATCTAAAAAATGTTTTAGTTAAGTTAAAAGCTCAAGACGATACAGTCAAATGGCTACAAAAGAAGATCGAATATCTACAAAAAGATAATCATGAAAACATAATTGAAGAAATTCAAAAATGGATTATTCAAGGGATTGAGATTAGAGCAGAGAAAAGAAAAGTCATTAATGAGGAATTGGATAGAATACCAAGAGTAAATCCAAGGGAGGTGCGAGAATGACTAAATTAGAAAAAACAAATAAGTGCGTATCTTATGAAGTGCTCATACAAATGAAAGAGGACTTTGATAATGAGGATCTGACTGCTTTGGCAGAGTTAGTTTCTATTTTAATGAATACGCAAAGTGGTAAAGAGGCATTAAAAAACTACTTACGAGAGGAGCAACAATGACGTGGACTATACATCAAGGTTATTTGGGAGACCCTAAAGGTCTTCCAATAGCAGATACGTTGATCTTTGTTAAACATAAAGAGAGAAGCTATGAGG